CCACCAAAAACACAGTATGATTATGATGCTAATAGAGAGATAAGAGTAGGTGCAAGTCTTCCTTGGTCATAGAGGGGATTCTATTGCAAAACGTATCGGTTGATACAAAATAACATTAAAAAAAGGTTTTAAATACCTTTATAAATATAAAACTGTTTTTTATAAGGATAGTATCCTTGAGTATCTTATAGTATGTTACAAGGTGTGAAATGGTTGAATTATTCGTGTTTTTATGGTATAATTATAGGGTAAATTACTGATAAAGCGTGAGTGCTTATGCAAGTTTAGCGAGCGTACCATGAGGATCGAAGTTTGTCAACCCACGGGGCGAAATTTTTCTAGTCTAGATCCACAAAACGACACAAAATCTAGTCGAGATTTATAAATATTCAACTAGGTCATTCGTATTATAATCTCGTCGAGAAATGCACGTCATAAGCACTTGCAAATCTCGACGAGATGTGCTATAATCATTATACAATCAAACACAAATCTCGACGAGAATCCACCATGCAACCAGAACTAGATTATGCACTAGATTCTTATCTCGACGAGACCTCATCGTCATATAGTGACACACTATATGATCTCGACGAGATGTATGCACGTCATGACTCATCATATGAGGCACTTGCATACAGGCATTACGCCTAGATGTGACACTAGATGCATGTGCACACTAGATGCACACACATACACATATCTCACATTATAGCACATATGTTCGCATATGGGCAAGCAGGCTTGTGCCACCCGATGCATAGGCACAAGGGGCACACAAGAGATTACTCATTCTAGCACGGGATGAGTTGCGGATCAGTCTTTTGTGTGCCAGTACTGGGGGTGGACACTAGGATCGCTGCAACCTCGAAAAAATGCAGCTGGAATTCCAATTATATAACTGGCACACAAAATAATATTTCACTCAAATCTAGCGATGGTGTGCCAATAATTAAACTGGCATACAAAACCCCCATTTTCACCGATGGGGGTTTATTATATGCTTATGAAACAAATTTCATTATCCGAATCTGAAATCGCAATCCTTTGCGAACTCTTTTCAGAAACTGCTGCCTTGGATATGCCAATATCTGAGGAACCCGAATTCGATGCCCTTTGGGAGAAAATCACAAATGATTAATTCCGAAATCCTTGGGCAATCATTCTGGTTAGATTGCTCAAGTAGAAAACTGATGAGTGCCCCAACCTTTGTAGATGGCACCCCTGATTTTGATAACAAATTATTTGTTGAAGATTGGGAGGGCGATCCGTTAGAGGTTGAGCAGGTAACGGAATTAGTAAACATTTACTATCGCCTCGTGCATCGCCTCTGAGCGATGCGGGGCGGCCTGATTTTTTAACCCTGTGCCAATCCACATACTGGCATAGGGTTTTCCCATTCGTGCTGATGATAATTTAATATTAAAGAGTAGTAAAGGAACCAACTATGAGCACCCTACATCACGAATCAATCCTTGAAAATTGTTTTGACGAAGCGTGGGAGGATTTCAGAGTTAGCAACAAACTCACAATCGATGAGATGCTTGACCTCTGCTCATTCTCCAAAGGCACAGTTGAGAACATAGAGCGAACAGCACAGAAAATGTTCGATGATATGTGCCAATAATCAAACTGCCACATAAAACCCCTATTCGTGAGAGTAGGGGTTTATTATTAATGAGTAAACAAAAGGGAGCACCCATGCTTTTTGAAATCATTTCAGACAATGTGGATTTTATGTTCACTGATGTTGAAGAGATTGGGAGCAGCGACATTTCAATTTGCGTTAATCGAATCATAAAAGAGTACGCCCCTTTTACTGAAGATTACGCAAGCACTCCCACCAGGCAGGTCATCCGCAGGATGGTCAGAAATTGCATCTCAACTTTAAATGATTTGCACGAATGCCAAGTTAGGGAGTATGCCACCCTATAAACTGGCACACTAAACCCCCATTCGTAAGAGTGGGGGTTTATTATATAAAAGTAATCAAAAGGAGCACCCATGCAACTTCGCCCTATCGCTTCCAACATGACTCAGTTGGATCTTTCAGACGGCACATCAGTTTTGTTCTCTTACCAGACACCTGTCGCTTGCCTAACTGATAACGGGTATTACAGAACTTCTAAGAAATGGTCAGTAACCACATCACGTCACATCAACAAGTGGTTAGGGGGTGTGCTTGCAAAAGATCAACCTCAGTCCTATTTCGATTCCCTGGTAGCAGGTTAAGTATTACAACAAAACCCCGAAAGGGGTTTTTTCTTTGCTATTATTCATTTGTTGAACATTTTAAACATGATTTCTGATCCAAGTTTATTAGATCCAAGATCTTTCCAATTCAGCGAAGAGGATGCCATCGCAGCACTCATGGAAGATGCGATTTCAGAGACTCTCTCTGATGAGCAAAAATTCAGCATTGACTCTTACCTAAACTCTGACATTGATTACTAAAATGCCCATGCAACCCCTCACCCCTCAAACTTATGAAATCCTACGTAAGGATTATGAGAACCAAAGGAAAGGTCTAAGGGACACCGATGCGACAGCGTATTGGTACAACGCTCAACCCGTGAGACGATCATCAGTTTTGAATGATTTCTAATTTGTTTCATTCTGTTAAGATTATTTTACAAACCCCTATTAGGGGTTTTTTTATTGGTATTATATGGGAGTAAACGCAACAAAAGCGAATTTATGCCAACTGCAACAACTTCTACTCCAACCGTTAAGGCAACCGCCCCAAAGAAAAGAGTAAGAAAAGCAGCAGCACCGAAGGCAAAGAAATCAGTTGCAAAAATCACTAAAGTGAGATCAACTGAAATCAAACGCCCTTCAACCTCACGCCTCATCACATTTGAGCGTTACTCCAAAGATATTCAAACCCGTTGGCAAATCCACCAGTTTGAAATTCAGGAGTTAATAAAGGATTTCACTAAAGCATTTAATTTTGTGAAACCTTACCACGCTGAATTAGTTAAGATGATTCAGAAATAATTCAAGGGGGCAACCGCCCCCTTTTTTTTGTCCCTACGGGGGGCATTAAAAAACCCCCTTTCGGGGGTGGGTGGTTTAGATTACCATATCTTCAACCGCCTGGAGAATGTCACCGTAGTCAAGATGAATTTCTCCCCACGGATCACGAACACATGCATAACCAAACTCATTCGCCAGATCAAGGCATAATTCGGTTGCTTTCCACTCGTCGGTTAGAGTGGTATTTTCTTCGGGTGCGTAGGGGCACTCAACTGTGTAATTAATCATATTATTATGATCTCATGAAACGGGGCATAAGTCAAGGATTTTGTGCCAGTTCGCAGAGTGTCCACATTTGATTGAAAGTGTGGTGCATGAGGATGTATTATATTCATATAAGCGAATCGGGGAGTTGGGAACGCCCTTCGGATCGCAACCGAATAAAGAACTAATTCCCCTGCAGTTTTACCCCCTTCACTAAATGGCAATTACTCTCACTTCAAACTACAAAGAGATCTACGACACAATCGTAACTGATCAAATTGACGAATGGGTTGAGGACGGGACTTATGAATTGCGTGATATGCTGGACTATCTTGATACCTACGGGCAGGATAAATTCAGTTATTTTGAAGAGTACATGACTGAACTTGATGACATATATGCGGATGATGCAAGGGAAGCACTTGACGAATATTTGGACGACGTGGGTGGTCCAGAATGTGTGCAAGGTGCTGCCGAGGCATATTGTGGTCAGTGGGACGACCCTGCAGACTTCGCAAAAGAAGAAGCAGAGTCATGCTGCTATGATATTCCACACTGGGTCGACATTGATTGGGAATCTACATGGGAAAATCTCTCATGGGATTATATGATAACAGACTCAGGTCACATCTTCCGAAACATATAAAAATGTTACACGACACCCCTTCGGGGGTGTTCGTGCTTTATACTATTCACATACCTAAAGGACTTCGTTATGGCAAAAGCAATTGGTTCGGTTCGTGCCACTGATACGAACATTAAGGGACATACTCTAAGATCATCATCAGGTAGGGGGTCGACCTTTACACCTGCTGCTGGTTTAGGAAAAGCAATGGTCGAAGACTTAGACAATGTGATCGCACGGGCAAAAATACAATATGCCAGAGATCGCAGGGCAGCAGCACGGGACAGGGTTGGGGCAGAATACAGTCATTTGGCATGTCGCTTCTGATATTCGTTCGTGTTCAGGCAGTGCCCCCCTCCGTGGGGGGTGCCCGTTTAAAAACCGCTAACTACCCTAACCTACAAAGTGTTACGAAAGCGAGAACAATATTCCATAAGAAGTCAAATTTTTTTTCCCTAGTGTAAAAACGCCCACAGGATCACTTGCAAAATATTCTCAATTGATATATAATTCAAAAATGAGAAACATCACGATGCGAAAAAATTTCCAAGATGAAAGAACTACCTTAGAAGTTGATACAGTATCAGGGGAGTATATAATAAGAATACCAGAATGTATAGTAAATGATCAAGGATGGTTTGAAGATACTGTATTAGGATTTAAGGTTGATGGAGATGAAATTATTTTACAAGAAACCAATGACTAAAACTTATCACATATACTTAAATGAGAGATGCCTGTTTAAGAATTTGGATCAACAGGAGTTTAATGTTATATGGGGAAGGTTATATCATTCGTATTGGGATGGTTTAGAGTATAGTGAAGTAGATATAGATGAAAAAGAATTAGCAGATGCCTCTTATTAAATGAAACACGCAAAGATTATGGATAACGCCCTTGACAGGGGTTATTTTGAATACTTAAATAAAAAGATTTTACATAATAGTCCTAATTTTCACTGGTTATTCAATGAGAAAGTAGCAACACATGAGGATGATCCTAATGATGAACAGTTTTATTTTGTAAGTAGTTTCTATAATAACAATAATATAGAGAGTCCTTTTTATTATGAATTAAAACCCCTCTTTGAATTCTTAGATGTAAAAGCAATAATAAGAGCAAGAGCAATAATGTATTGTAATCAGGGTAAACAAATTATACACGGTAGTCATATTGATTTCTGTTATGATCATAAAGCTGCTTTGTTGTATATGAATACCTGTAATGGTTTTACATTAATGTGTGATGATGATTGGGATAGAGATAAGGGTGATATTAGGGGAAGATATGAACAAGGTAATAAGATAATGAGTGTAGAAAATCGTATAGCAATACACAATGGTGCTACTCCACATTGTAGTAGTACTTGTACTGATGACCGTAAAAGAATAGTACTAGCAATTAATTATTTTTAAGTTGACTTTTCCTATATAATCGCATATAATAACCTTGTAATTACATAACGTTATGGGAAAAGGATTTACAGTTAAAGCGAAATCTCCCGTTGTCAAAAAAGAACCTGAATGGGATTTTGATAAAGCAAAGGAGATGATAAAAGGTAAAACAGTAGTATTTTGTTTGCCTGGTAGAGGAGTCTCTTATGCTTTTTTGAAGAGTTTTGTTCAGCTATGCTTCGATCTGGTACAAAGTGGAGCAAGTATCCAAATCTCTCAGGATTACTCATCAATGGTCAACTTTGCACGTTGTAAGTGTTTAGGTGCTAATGTTCTCAGAGGTCCTGATCAGAAACCTTGGGATGGACAGTTAAAGTATGATTATCAGTTATGGATCGATAGCGATATTGTATTCAACACTGAGAAATTCTGGCAAATCGTTCTTATGGATAAGGATATTGCTGCTGGTTGGTACTGCACAGAGGATGGTAAGACTACATCAGTTGCTCATTGGATGGAAGAAGATGATTTCCGTTCTAATGGTGGTGTTATGAACCACGAAACCCTCGAAAGCATCTCGAAAAGAAAGAAACCATTTACCGTAGATTATACTGGATTTGGATGGACATTAATTAAGCATGGTGTATTTGAGCACGATGAAATGAAGTATCCTTGGTTTGCACCTAAGATGCAGGTATTTGAATCTGGTGAAGTACAGGATATGTGTGGTGAGGACGTTTCGTTCTGCCTAGATGCAAAAGATGCAGGTTTTGAAATCTGGTGCGATCCTAGAGTACGTGTTGGTCATGAAAAACAAAGAGTTATATAGTATCTTTGAGGGTGATAAACTTCTTTTTGAAGATCTCACCCAAGATGAGTACTTTGATGCGATGGAAGACCTCGCTCAAGAATTCTATAAAACTGGTGTTTACAATCCAAACAATCTAAGAACTGAAATTAAGCAAATTTAATTATGGCAAAGTTTAAACAAAGTCTAACTGGGTCTACATTTGTAGAAGCAACCCCGAAAAAAACTCGTCAAGGAAGAGGAAAACACTCGAAATATGCCGCTTCGTCTCGAAATAAAGCACCTAAACGGTATAGAGGGCAAGGAAAATAACCAAAAAGGACTCGAATTACATCAATTCGGGTCTTTTTTTGTAATTGTATAAAAGTACTATAAATAAATCCAGTAATAATACTAAATAATACCTTTTAGATGGCAATCAAGCGTACATCACAGGCATTTAAGGATATAAGTTTCTCGTTTACTCCTCATCCAGTAACAAAAGATCTTCCTATCCTAAAGAATGAACGTGCTATTGTACGATCAGTAAGAAATTTAGTTGAAACCATCCCAACCGAAAGATTTTTTAATTCTGATCTTGGGACAGATATTAGAGGCAGTTTATTTGAGAACTTTTATCCTGGAATGATGAGAGTTATTGAGGATCAAATTAGAGAAACTGTTTATCAATATGAACCAAGAGTTGATAATTTAAATGTAGAATTGAACAATTATCAAGATGCTAATGGATATGATGTTACCATATTCTTTGATATTGTTGGTACATCTATACCAACACAGTCATTTAACTTCCTTTTAGAACCAACCAGATAATAATATGCCTTTTACACAGTTTACAAGTTTAGATTTTGATGAAATTAAAGCCCAAATAAGGGATTATCTTCGTGCAAACAGCAATTTTACTGATTTTGACTTTGAAGGTTCTAATTTCTCAATTTTAATCGATACTTTAGCGTATAATACCTATATTAATGCCTTTAATGCTAACCTAGTTGCAAATGAATCCTTCTTAGATTCAGCAACTATAAGAGAAAATGTAGTTTCATTAGCAAGAAATATTGGTTATGTACCCCGTTCAAAATCTGCTGCAAAGGCATCAATCTATTTTAGTGCAGAAACTACCTCAACTAACCCTTTATTATACTTAAAACCTGGTTTAGTGTGTGTTGGGCAAGCAGATGGTACTACATATAGATTTTCAACCACTGAAGAGAACTATGCATCAATAAAAGGTGGTGTTGCTGAGTTTGGAACAGCAGAAAATCCAGTTACAGTCTACCAAGGAACGTTTTTACAGTCTATTTTTGTATCAAATAATAGTAGTGATCAACGTTTTATCTTAGATAATCCTAATATTGATACCTCTACCATCACTGTACATGTATCTAATGCTAGTGGTGTGCTTGGAAATCAGTATACTATGATTGATAATATACTAAAAATTGATAAAAAGTCTAAAGTTTTCTTTGTACAGGAGATTCAAGATGAAAAATATGAAATATTGTTTGGTGATGGATATTTTGGTAAAAAATTAGAGAATAATGACATTATTACAGTAAGATATATTGTTACAGATGGTGAAAATGGCAATGGTGCAGCTAAATTTAGTTTCCAAGGTGTTTTTACTGATAAACCCACTACAGATGTTAATGCATCTACTATCATACCTAGTGCTGGAATTACCGTAAACACCGTTCAGAACGCTATAAACGGTGCTGGAGCAGAGAGTTTAAACTCTATTAAGTATTTTGCACCTAGATTGTATTCTTCGCAACACAGAGCAGTTACAGGCAATGATTATGAAGCAATAATACAGTCAATTTATCCTAAAACTGAGACTGTTTCTGTTGTTGGTGGGGAAGAATTAGATCCTCCACAATTTGGTAAGGTACAAATCAGTATAAAACCAAAAAATGGCACATATGTATCGGATTTTGATAAACAACAAATAAAAAATAAGTTAAAAAGTTATGCAATTGCTGGAATTAACTCTGAAATTGTAGATTTAAAGCTATTGTATGTTGAAATTGATTCAACAATCTATTATGACACCTCTAAAATTACAAATGCCAATAAATTAAAATCAGAGGTATCAGGTTCTCTCACAACTTACTCAAAAAGTGTAGATATTAATAAATTTGGTGGAAGATTTAAATATAGTAAGATATTACAGTTAATTGATAGGGTTGATAATGCAATTACCTCTAATATTACTACAGTTAAAATTAGAAGAGACTTAAAAGTACTAAAAAATCAATTTGCACAGTATGAATTGTGTTTTGGAAACAAATTTCATATAAATCCAGAGGGATTTAACATAAAAAGTACTGGATTTAGTGTAAATGGTACATCTGACACTGTTTATTTGACTGATGTCCCAAATAAAGATGCTAATGGTAAGTTAGATGGTAGTGGAATGGGTATATTAAGTGCAATTACCCGAAATCAGAAGGATGAATTAAGAGTGGTTGTTAAATCTGTAGGGACAGTTAACTATACTAAGGGCGAAATAATACTCAATACCATAAACATTACATCAACTTCTGCTGCAAATGATTTAATAGAGATACAAGCATTTCCTGATTCTAACGATGTAGTTGGATTGAAGGATTTATACCTACATTTTGATGTTTCAAATAGTAAGATAAATATGGTTAAAGATGTAATTGCTTCTGGTGAAGATGTTTCGGGCGTTGTATTTACAAGAGACTATTACACATCAAGTTACTCTAATGGAGATCTAGAGAGAAAATAAATGAGCATAGGCATTGATAAGAGAATACAAGTTAATAAAGTAATTGAAAGTCAATTACCTGAATTTTTAAGGTCTGATTTTCCACTTGCTACTGAATTTTTTAAACAATATTATCTCTCACAAGAATTTCAAGGTGGTGTAACCGATTTAATTGATAATTTTGATCAATATTTAAAGGTTGATAACTTAGTTCCTGAAGTTGTTTATGGAACTACTACTTTGGTTGATCCAGTTTCTACTTCAGATACGACAATTGTAGTTAAATCAACTAAAGGATTTCCCGATCAATACGGTCTTTTAAAGATTGATGGTGAAATTATTACTTATACTTCTAAAACTGACACTACTTTTATTGGTTGTATTCGTGGATTTAGTGGTATAAGTGGTTATAATGTAGGAATAGCAACACATTTAGATTCAGTTAATAGAGAAAATTTAACTTTTGAAGATACAGAGGCAGAATCTCATCTTACAAGTGCAACTGTTATTAATTTAAGTGTATTATTCATACAAGAATTTTATAAAAAATTAAAGAAAACTTTTTTACCTGGTTTAGAAAATAACGATTTTGCTAAAGATATTGATGTTGGTAATTTTATTAAGAATGCAAGGTCATTTTATCAATCAAAAGGTATTGAAGAATCTATTAAAATCTTATTAAAAGTTTTATATGGTGAAGATTCTATAGTATTAGATTTAGAAGAACGCTTAATTAAACCATCAAGTGCAGAATTTATAAGAAGAGAAGTTATTATTGCTGATAAAATCAGTGGTGATCCGCAAAAATTAGTAGGTCAAACTGTATATAAATCAACAGATTTACGAACTAATGCTTCCGTATCTGAAGTTGAGATATTAACTAGATCTGGTGTTGGTACAGATGCTCCAAAAGTATACTATAAACTCTCATTATTCGTTGGGTATAACGATAGAGATTTAATTGAGGGTACATTTACCATTCCAGGTAAAACAAAGGTGTTAGAGAAGGTTTCAGTAGGGTCTTCTATCGTTTCTGTAGACTCTACCATTGGATTTCCTCAGAGTGGATATGTTTTATGTGGCATTAATTCAATATCATATACTTCAAAATCAGTCAATCAATTTTTTGGATGTACTAATATAGTTGAGCCTATTGGAATTCGTTCAGATGTTAGAGCAGATGAGGTTATATTTGGATATGAAGATGGGGATTTAGATAATAAAGTAGAATTAAGAATTACTGGAGTTTTATCAGAATTTAAAGTAGTTTCTGATATTTCACTTGTAACTGAAGGTGAACGAATATATGTTAAAAATGTTGGCGAATCTGTACAAAATCCTTCAAATAACCAATCATATAAAGAAATATTTGCAAATTCATGGATTTATAATACCAGTTCTAGATATCAAATAGATCAAATTAGTGGTTCTACCATTATGGTATCTACCGATATTGATAAATCTAGCTTAAAAGTTGGTGATATAATTGAAATATTATTACGAAATTCAGAAACTGTTGTATCACCATTTGCCGAAGTTATTAATATTGACTTAACAAAGAATGAAATAATAGTTAATGGAATATCTGGATTTACTCCTGTTGTTGGATATTATTATGACTTAAGAAGAAAATTAAAGAAATCTTCTAGTAATGGTATAGAAATTTTAGAAGGTAATGATAATATCCTAGCAGATGTTTTAAATGTTTATGTTGATGATGAAAAAGATGCATTTGTTGCTTCTAATTCACTTCCAAGTTATACATTAAAATCAGATCTTAAAACAACTTTAGTTACTATATCAACAACATCTAATCAACTTGAAGGTTATAATAATATGACCGATGATTATGATGTAATTATTGCAGAAGGTGGACAAGAAATTGAATTAATAACTGGAGATTCTATAATCTATACTTCAGAAAATCCATTAACAAATTTAACTTCTGGTGATTTGTATTATGTTGAAGTTGTAGCTATAAATCCTGGTAAAATTAGGTTATATAGTTCAAGAGGTTTAATTGGAAATACTACAAATTGCGTTAGATTTAATGCAAAGGGTGATGCAATAACATCTTCTCATACATTTACTAAGTCATCAGAATATAATAAGAAATTAAGTTCAAATAAAATATTAAGAAAATTCCCATTATCACAAAATTTATTTGTTTCTGGTAAGAATGAAACGCCAGTTAATACTATTGGTATGTTAATTGATGGTGTTGAGATAAGAACACCTATATCTGAAGATTATATTTACTATGGTCCCATAGAATCTGTAGATGTATATAATAGTGGAGATGGTTATGATGTTATAAATCCACCAAAAATATTGGTTGATGATAGTCTTGGTGGAGGAACAAATGCATTATTGGAACCAGTTATTGTTGGATCTGTTAAAGAAATATTTGTTGATCCGCATGATTTTGATATTGATGATGTTAAAACTATTACATTAACTGGGGGTAACGGGTCAGGTTGTATATTAGAACCAGTTATTGGGCAGAGATATAGAGAGTTAGAATTTGATAGTAGAGATATTTTCTTCTCTGGTGGATTGTCTATTGATGATGAAACAATTACATTTAAGACAGAACATTATTTAAATGATGGTGAAGTTGTTTATTATAATAATAATGGAAATCCAAATATTGGTATTGGTGGGTATAAGGATGTCTCAAATATTGCTACTGGAAGATTAGCAACAGGTACTCCATATAATATTAGAGTAGTTAATTCAAAAACTATTCAGATATACAATTCTTATGAGGATGCAAGAAGTGGTATTAATACTATTGGTATCTCAACTGCTACTAATGCTGCTGGTATTCATAAGTTCAGAACTGTATCTAAGAAAACATTACAGTCAGTTAAAATATTAAATCCTGGTTCTGGTTATACTCATAGAAAATTACATATTAAACCATCTGATGTTTCTATAAGTTATTCTAAGATAACTTTTAAAGGACATGGATTTGCAGATGGTGATTTGATTGAATATAGTAATACTGGTAGCGGTAATCCAAACCCAAATTCAATTGGTGGATTAGATGGTAAAGACTATTACATATTAAAAATTGATAACGATTCTTTCAGATTAGCAGATTCTAAAGTTAATTATGATAGAGGTGATTATGTTAAATTAACTTCTCAAGGAACAGGATTACAGACATTTAAATATCCAGATATTAAAGTAAATGCAGAAGTTTCTTTTGCTTCAACAGTTACAGGATCGTTTAATTTCACTCCTGTTGTTACTGGTAAGATAGTTGATGCTTATCTTTATGAAAGTGGAACTAAGTATGGATCTAAGATATTAAATTTACAAAAAAATCCTAAAGTAACTATTAAAAACGGAAAAGATGCTGTAGTAAAGGGATCTATAGTTAATGGTAGAATTGTTGATGTGCAGGTTTTAAATAAGGGAAGTGAATATTATTCTCTTCCAGAAATAACTGTACAAGCAACTGGAATAACCACTACTAATGTAATTGGAAATGGTGCTATTCTTAAACCAGTTGTTAGTGATGGTAAGTTAATTAAAGTAGATGTAATTAATACTGGTATAGGATATACTGATTCTAAAACAGCATTTTCTGTTAAATCTAGAGGATCAAATGCATTATTTGAACCAAGAGTTAGAAAATTAACGATTGATAATAATAAGAGACAAGGTACATATAACTTATCTTCAGATGATGGTGAGAATTTACATCTTAGTATTCATGGTTATTCTTCAGATATTGCAAATTCATTTTCGGATAATGGAGGAAAACATTCTCCTATTATTGGATGGGCTTATGATGGAAATCCAATTTATGGTCCATATGGATATAGTGAAGTAGATCAGTTAGGACCTTCTGTTGGTATTGTAACCTCTGGATATACTTTAGATGCTTCTAAAGTGATAGATCGTCCATCTACAACAGAATTTGAAGAAGGTTATTTTATTGAAGATTGGCAATATACAGGATCTACTACTCTTGATGAACATAATGGTAGATTTTGTAAAACTAATGAATTTCCTAACGGTGTTTACGCATATTTTGCAAGTGTGCAGCAAAGTACACAAACTAATACATTAGAACCAAGATTCCCATATTTTGTTGGTAAAACTTATAGATCTCCTTTCATATCATCTAATACAACATTAACACAAGAATTTAATTTTAATAATTCTAATTTAGCAAGAAATACCTTCCCATATAAAGTTGGTAATGCTCTAGCTGATAATGATTTTATTGTAGAATCAAATGAATATTTGAGACAACTTACTACTGTTGAATCTGTAACTACAGGTGAAATTGATAAATTAGAAGTTTTAGATGGAGGAACTGGATATAGAGTTGGTGATTATACAGATTTTGATGATATTGGGACTAATGGTACTGGTCTTCGAGGACAAGTTAAGTCTTTAGTTGGACTTGGAGTTTCAGAAATTACAACTGAATTAGATAGATACGAAAATGCAGTATTTACTTGGAAGAATGCTAATGAAGTTGTAGCAAAATATGAACCATTTATAGAATTAAAAGATCAAAATACTGTTTCTATTTCTGGTTTAAGTAGTTCAATAATTCATCTTACAGATTCATTCTCTGTTGGTGTTAAGACTGATACTATTGGATTAGCAAAATCTATGACTGCAAATGCAGTTGTTACTGGTAGAGTTGATGATATCTATGTTAATGTAATTCCAAATACAGTTTCAATTGGATCAACTATAAAAATTAATGATGATGAATTAGTCAGAGTTTTAAACATTTTTGATGTAGGATCTATATTAAGAGTAAAACGCTATGGTGTAGGTGCTGCTCATACTTATGGATCTAAACTTGATGTATTAAATCAAGAAATTACTATACCAGTTAGAACTGAGAAGTTCGATTCTACAGTTAATAATTTAGTATATTTCAATGCGAAACAAGCAGTTGGACTTGGTACAACTGCAGGTGGTGGAGTTGCAACATTAGCAAGAAATGGTGAAACATTATTAGAAGTAGCAGTTCCTACAAGATCAATATACCTTCCTAATCACCCATTTACAACAGGTCAAGAATTAACATTAAGAAAGAGAGGAACTGCTACTTCTTTAATTGTTGGTGATCAAAGTGTACCACTTAATCTTTTTAATATTCCTAATGTAACTACAGATACTTCAACTGTTTATGCTATAAACAAAGGTCAAAATTATGTTGGATTAGTAACTCAAAGAACATCAATAGGTAGTACAAGTGAAGGATTATTCTTCCACGGTAATGGATCTGATGATTATGAATATTCATTAGAATCTAATTACAATCAGGTTATTGGGGATATTGATCAAATAACTTCAACAGTAGTTACAAATATAGCAATAGCAAATACTATAACTCATGGATTACGTAACAATGATGTAGTTAATTTGGAGGTTATACCAAATACTATTGTAGGAATAGGTAGTACTTCTCCATTAAGTCTTTCATTTAATGCGGAACACCAAAAGTTATTAGTTAATAAAGTTGGATTTAATTCTACTGGTATTAATACTACAACTTCTTCTATTACAATAAATGATCATGGATATAAAACTGGAGATAAGGTTTTATATGAAAGTAATGATCCTGCTGAAGGTTTAGATAATCCTTGTTATTATATCTATGAGTTAAGTTCAAACGAATTTAGTTTGGGTGAAACTTTAAAAGATGTACAAGTCCAACCACCATTATTAGTTGGTATTACTTCAACAGGTGGTCAAAATCATAGTTTTGGATTAGTTAATCCCCAAATTAAAGTTGTTAAGAATTCTAAGCTATCATTTAATGTTTCTGATAGCTCTTTATTGGATTATAATCTTAAATTCTTCTATGATAAAGAATTTAATAATGATTTTATTAGTGCTCAAGATACAAGCGTATTTAATATATCAGGATTTGGTACATCTGGAATAGGTACTCAATCAACAGTAACTTTATCATTCTCAGAAACAACTCCATCTCAGTTGTATTATGCTATAGAGAAGGGTGGATATATTAGTACTGCAGATCCATTGGTTCCAAATTATTCAGAAATTAAATTTGTTGATAGTAAATATAGTGGAAATTATAGTATTTTTGGAATAACATCAGATACTTTTAAAGTTTCTCCAAGATCAATTCCAGAACTTTTATCATATAAAGAAGATCAGTGTGAAAAACTTGAATATTCTACCGAATCTAGGCGTATTACTGGATCAATTAAAGATGTAAAAGTAATTTCTAAAGGATTAAATTATAAGAGTATTCCTAAATTTAAATCTGTAGTTAGTGCACAGGGTAAAAATGCGAATATCGTAGCACTTTCTACATCAATTGGTAGAATTAATGATGTAAGAATAGTTGATATTGGATATGAATACCCATCAGATAAAACTTTAAGTCCAGAAGCATTTGTTTCTCCAGTTATTAGAATTGATAATGTAGATACTATTACTGGTATTAATGTTATTGATGGTGGAAAACAGTATTTGTCTGCTCCTGATGTTATTGTTTATGATCCAATTGATGATAAGGTTGTTGATGAAACTTCTTTAACTGCAACTACACCATATCAATCAATTTCTGATATTAATATAATTGCACCAATTCAAGGATTAAATTCTGTAAATCATAGGATTCTTACTGTAAACAATTCAAATGGTATAGGAATTAATTCTATGACTGGCGGTGGATCAGGAATAGTTACTTGTGTTTTAGAAACTCCTATTAATGGATTTGTAGATCCTCCATTTGCTGTTGGTGATGAAATATTTGTAGAAGGTGTTGAATTATTTGGTGAGGCAGGAATAGGAACACAAGGTAATACTAATTCTTCTGGTATTGCTACAGGTGGCGATGGATATAATTCCTCAAATCATCAATATAGATTCTTTAAAGTTGATGATTATATAAATTCAAATCCTGCAGTTATTAAGTATAGTTTAGTAGGATTAACAACAAATCCAGGTATTGCTAAAACATTCCAATCAGGATATGCAAATGTCATAAACAGGAAAAATTATCCAACTTTTGAAGTTATTCAAGAACGTGGTTCATTCAAACTTAATGAAGTACTTCATATTGAACAAAATGGAAAATTTATTGAAAAGGATCTAAGAATAGTAGAATCTAGAGAAGATTTTATTAAAGTTGATGGTGTATATCAACTTAGTATTGGTGATAGAATAAAAGGAACTAATAGTAATGTTAGAGCAACAGTAACTGGTATTGTTGGAAATAGAGCAAAATTTAAGGTAGATTATTCAAGTCGTCAGGAATATGGATGGATTAATAATACTGGAAAGTTAAATGAAGATTTCCAAGTTATTCCAAATAATGATTATTATCAAAACCTTTCATATTCTATTAAGAGTAATGTTACATGGGATAATATAGTAAATCCTGTTAATAGATTAGTTCATCCAGCAGGTCTTAAGAATTTTGCTGATGTTGGTATAACATCTTCTATTAATGTTGGTATTGGAACTACTGTTCAAGCAACACCAGTTATTGTTGTTGATCTTTTAGGTGATAAGAGAGTTGATACTATTAATAATTTTGATTTTGGAAGGGATTATGATGCTAGACCAGAAGTAAACCCAACAAAATCAAAATTTGCTACTTTTGAAAATACAAAATTAACAGATTATACACTATGCAAATCAAATAGAGTTTTACTACATGATGATATAAGTAGTAAATTCTCCAGTAAAGGTTTCCAAGATGTATTCCAAGAAATAGAAGAAGTTGAAGGTACATTTACAAAGTATCTTGTACAAATAACTGATGCAGATACATTAGATGTTCAATTCTCTGAAGTAATTGTATTATCTACAACTAATGATGCTATTTTAGTTCAAAAAACATCAGATTATACTAAACATAAATTAGGTGATTTTGAAGCAACTGCTGATCTTTTTGGAAGAAAGGCATTAAATTTCTTACCAGTTGAGAAATATGATAGAGATCATGATATTAAAATTCTTAAAACAGAATTTATTACAAATACAATTAAAACTGAAACAACATCAATCGGTCAAATTGATATAACTGGAGCAAATGTTGCAGTTGCAATTGCTAGTACAGATACAAATAATAATGTTATTGGATTTAACACAACAACTATTGCACAATTCTCTGATACAGATTTCAATGGTTTCTTTGCTGATGTTCTTGTCCAAGATGATATTACAAAAGAAATTAATTATGGTGAAATTATAGTAGATTTTGATGGAACAAATATCTATTATGCAGAAAGTTATGTTGATACATTAAATAAAACTTATAGTGCATCTAGGGTTGGTATATTAACTGCAAGGTATGATTCTGGAACAATCTACTTTGAATGTGAAAACCAAACTAAGAGGGTAATTAATGTAAGTGCAAATATTGTTGGATTGGGTGCTACTGAATCTGTTGGAGTTGGAACATATAGATTTGCCGTTCCTGGTCAACCTATTGGTGCTGAGAGAAGTGCTAGATTAGAATCAACATATGATAGTGGAACTTCAACACCAATATTAGTTACTAGGATTGATAATACAATTGATAGTTCAGTTAAATCTCTTGTAAGAGTTTCCAGTGGTTCTGAATCTGCAGTGCACCAAATTGTTGCTCTTCAGGATGATGGTGATGTAACTGTTATTCAATATCCATTTACTGGATCTTCTAATGTTGGACTTGGTACTTTCGGATCTGTTACAACAGGAAATATTATTGATGTTAATTTCTATCCAGATTCATCACAAACAAATCTTATTGAACTTCAAGCATATAATGAAGTCTTTAATACTATAAACGATTTTGCTAATACTCCAGATCCTTTAGTGATAGGACCAACAGAAAAACGTGTTCTTCTTTCTGCATATGATGGTGTAAATGGTTCGAGAGCAAATAAAGTTAATTTTGAATTAAAGCATGAAGATACTCCAATCTATAGTAAGATATTTAATCCTGCTAATACCGAACAATTAGATAAAGTAACTGGTGAGTTTACTATACCAAATCATTTCTTTAATGATAATGAAGAATTAGTATATACACCTGGATCAACATTTGTTGGTGTTGGATCTACTGCAGTTTCTATAGGATCTACTACAAACTATGCAGGTATTGTTACTGATATAATGCCATCTAAGGTATATGTTAAAGTTTTCAACGAAAATAAGTTTAATCTTTATAGTAGAAAAGAATATATTTCATCTGGTATTGCAATAACATTTACTGGAGTTGGTGAAGGTAATGCCCATAAACTTGATATGACCAAGAAACTGTCTAAAACAGTTATTGGTTTGGATGGAATTGTACAGCAACCGATTACATTTACTTCAATTGAGCATACTCTTGATGGTGCTATTGGTGCTGGAACATCACAATTTGTTCTTAGTGGAATTAGTTCTGTTCAACCAAGAGATGTTCTAAAAATTGATAATGAATATATGAAGGTTGAGCAGGTAGGATTCTCTAGTCTTCCTGAAGGAACTATAAACGATTCTACTGATGTTTCCCTCGGTATTTGTACTCTACCAGTTGTTAGAGTTAATAGAGGATCTTTGGGTATAGCAGCAACTTCTCACGCTGACACAACCGCTACTAGGGTTCATAGAGGATCATTTAATATTGTTGATAGTACTGTATGGTTCTTAGATCCACCTAAAGGTAATACTAGAGAAAGAAGAAATGATACTAATCTACCATATGTTAAAGCTGAATTCTGTGGTAGAACTTTCTTAAGAAGTAATTATGATACCAATATGGTATTCGATGATATTTCTGATGTGTTTACAGGAATAGGTAAAACTTACACAATGACTGTAGGTGGTGCTAATACAGAAACTGGTGTTGCTATTGGAAATGGTATTTTATTCATTAATGGTGTATTCCAAACTCCTCTTACTTTGAATAATGCTGGTAATAATTACGAATTTGATACTGATTCAGTAGCAGGTATTTCTAGTGTAGTATTCACTGGAATTACATCTGAAAATGGCACCCCAATGCAATCAGAGTATGATATTAATCAGAATCAACTACCAAGAGGTGGACTGATTGTTTCTATGGGATCAACTCCTGGTACTGGATATGCTCCTTTAGTTGGTGCTAAAGTTAAACCAGAACAAAAAGATAATAGTAATTTATTTGCTGCATCTTCTATTACTAAAGTTGTTGGAATTGGAACTTCTTCTAAGTATAAACTTGGCATAGAAACTGCTGCTTATGATAATACCACTGGAATAATTACAGTTACAACTAATACTGTTAATGGATATGCTTTAGGTTATCCAAATACAGTTAAGTTAAAGAATTTAGAATTTACATGTCCAACTAAGGATGTTGGTACTCCTGTTACAGGTGGAACTGTATATGACCCATCTACTGGCGAATTAACTTTACAAGTTAATAATCATGGTTTAAGTAATGGAGATGCTATTAAACTTAAGAAAGAATCTTTAATCTTTACTTGTAATGCTGGTGCAGGTGCTCATACTTATGCTGGAGGAACAGCAATTAATGCAGTTACTATTGCATCTACTCAAAAAAATGTAACTAATGCATCATATAATCCATCAACTGGAGATTTGACCTTAACAATCGGAACCCATACATTTACAACTAGTGATACTTGTACAATTGCTACAGAAGCAATTAAGTTTACTTGTACTTTAGATAATAATACTGCAATAAAATCATATCCTAGAACTACTGATCCTGCTTATAATACTGCATTAGCAATCACTGCTGTAGGTGGTACAACGGTTACAGTTAATGTTGGTGCTGTAACAGCAGCAAGTCAGAATAAGGCGTATCCTAGAACCACTGACCCTGCTTATGACAAGTATATGTACATAAACACGGTAACTCCAAACACATTTAAAGTTAATGCTTTATTTGGAACAACACCAACTAATACAGATGCACATACATTTGTTTCTGCAACTACAAACGCTGTTCAGACTCTTAACTATGTTGGAGTTACAACTTCAATATTCGCAGATCATGAAAGAGCATTACCAATAGTTGGTATTATATCTGATAGAACATTTGAGGTTCAGGTAGGATTAACATCAATACCACACTTCTATAAAACTGGTGGTGATGTATATGAATTCTATAATGATTTAACTCCTGGTTCTGGATATAGAGAGCCTGTTGCAATTGGTGTTACTGATATTGAATATGTTCATACTTTTGTTTCTTCTGATGCTAATTCAATTAACGCTACTAATCCTAATGGTACTCATACACCATCAACAGTAGATTATATTTCTTCTACTGGTGAATTGATATTAACTGTTGGAAATAATCATGGATTGCTGCCAGCATCGGAGACTGATATTAACAGTGCTGCATATAATCCAACAACTGGTGTATTAACTATTACTTCTGGAGTATTGTCTAATGGTCATGGATTCTCTAATGGGGATCTTATTAAGTTTAAGGATTATGCAATAACATTTACTTGTGCTATGGATGGTGGAGCATCAAACCATTCATATCCAAGACCTTCTGATCCTGCAAGTGGAAAGTGGTTAGCAATATCAAACGTAACTCAATTTACATTTGATGTAAATGTAGGAACATCACCTGGTGTTTCTTATACCCCATCATATGCTAAGTATGATCCAGTAACAGGATTGATGGAAATCACTATTGGATCTCATACTTTAAGACCTGGAACTAATATTAAATTAGCTCAGGAATCTATTAAGTTTACTTGTGATGTTGATGATAACCAATCAGCAAAGGGATATCCAAGAGCAACAGATCCTTTTTATGATAAACCAATTAAAATTGAAACTGTAACGGATACAACAATAACAATCCAAGTTCTTTCTACTATACCATCAACAAATACAACTAAACATACTTTCCATTCTGCTACTGCAGGTGCAGTAACAACTGGTGGAAATTATACCCATTCATATAGTTCTTCTTTATCAGGTTCATTATTGAGAGCAACAACTACAATTCAACTTAATACCGAATCTCTTAAATTTACATGTTCCAGAGATAATCATGATAGCATTCATTCATATCCTCGTACAACTGATCCTGCTGGTGGTGTATCATTAGGAATAGATGGTACAACAAATAATACTATTACAGTTAATGTTGGTACTGGAGGTGGAGGTGGAACTGGTGCAGTAATTAGTGCTAAAGTTGCTTCCAATACTCATAAATTTGTAAGTGCAGTAGCAGGTGCAGCACAAACTGGAGGAAATTATATCCATACATTTGCTCCTGGTACTGAAAATAATAATTGCATTTCTATTGATTCTTGGTCTGGTACTAAGTTAACTCCAACTGGAGCAACTTATAATGCTCTTACTGGTAATCTAGTATTAACTGTTGGTGCAGGTCATGGAATATTTGAAGGTAGTAATACAGTTGGAATTGCTACAAATTCATTAACATTTACTTGTGATAGAGATAATCACGCAACTGAGCACACATATCCAAGATATACTGATCCTATTCATAACGATGCAAATGTAGCAGTTGCTGCAACAACTGATACCACATTTACTATTAATGTTGGAAAATCACCCATCACAACCCGTAATATCACTAATGCTGAATATGATCCAGCAACAGGTGAATTTATTGTAACAAGTGCTGGACATGGATTTGTAGGTTGTACAACAATTACTCCAACAAATGCATCTTATGTTAAGAATACTGGTAATCTAACACTTACAAAGAATTCTCATGGGTTTGCCGTTGGTGATAAGATATTAATTGAAGATAATAGTTTAGTATTTACTTGTGATAAGGATAATAATCAAACAGAGCATTCTTATCCAAGACCATCTGATTATGCAAGTGGAAGATGGGTTTCAATTTATAGCACTACTGTAAATACCTTTAAAGTTAATGTAAATCCAAATCCATCTAAAGATCAATTTACACACTCATTTGTTCGTGCTGTAAATGGAGGAATCTATAAGTCAAATCAAACTGTTGGATTTGCTACTAATTCGATAGTAATGACATGTGAGCATGATTTACATCAAACATTGCATAGTTATCCACGTACAACTGATCCTGCTCATAGCATAGAATTACCAGTTGGTAAAGTAACTGTAGATACCTTTAGAGTCTTAGTAGGAAAATCACCTGCAGGTACTGGTGGTGCATTAGACTTTACTATTAATGATTATGGTGCAAGATATGTTAATCCAGAAATTTCAACACCAGAACCAATTTATGAAAATATGCCTATTGTTGGTATTTCTAGGTTAGGTGTAGGAAAAACAGAAGATACTGGAAGTAATTTACTTTTAAATCTTAGAGTAGGTGCAGCAAGAACTTCTGTTGGTGTTGCAAGAAGTATGTTTGAAATATCTGATTTTACAGTTGCTAGATCTGGACATTCATTTGCAATTGGTGATAAGTTCAAACCAATGGGACTAGTAACAGATAAGAGATTGAGAAAACCATTACAGGAATTTGAACTTGAAGTTGTTACTACATTTAATGATTATTTCTCTTCTTGGCAATTCGGTGAGTTAGATTTTATTGATAGCGTTTCTTCATTACAAACTGGATATAGAAAGAGATTCCCATTATTCCGTAATGGTCAATTATTAAGTTTTGAAGTTGATGAGAATTCATTATTAGGTGAAGAGATAGATCTAAATGCAGTTTTATTAATATTCGTTAATGGAGTTATGCAAACCCCTAACATTGCATATCAGTTTGAGGGTGGTACAACATTTACATTCACAGAAGCACCATCAATAGATGATAAAGTTGATATTTTCTTCTATAAAGGACAAGATGGTGTTGATGTTCAAATAGTTAATGTAAATGAAACCATTAAGATTGGTGATGATATTCGTATTCATAAGAATCCTGCATTTACAGAAACTATTGATCAGGAAAGTGATAGAATTATTAAAGATATTCTTGGATCTGATCTTGTTGAAACAACAATGTATAGGGGTAAAGGTATTAATGAAAATACACCTAAACCAGTTGATTGGACTAAACAAAAAGAAGATAAGATTATTAAAGGTGAATTGATATCTAAAGCAAGAGAAGTTATTGAACCACAAATATATCCAACATCAAAAGTTATTGGTGATGTAACCACTGATTCTGGTACTGGTGTTACTGGTGGAATATTTGTTGATGATGCAGAATCGTTCTTCTATGAAGATAATGTCAACCCTGCCTTGGATATTGATGATAGGTATAATGTTAATATTACTGCTGTTGATGCCTTATTAATGGAATCAGAAAGTGGTGAGCAAGCAGAAATAACTGCAAATGTTACTTCTGGTGGTTATATTGGATCATTAACCATTGTTAATGGTGGTAGTGGTTATGTTGGATCTTCGGTTAATATATTAATTGCTGCTCCAATTGGGGTTGGTATTGGAACAACAGTTAGAAATGAATATGCACAAGTTGGAGTTTCTACATTCGCAGAAGCAACTGGTACAATTACTAATGGTTCTATTACTTCTACTACAATAACAAATATAGGTTTAGGATATTCACAAGCAAATCCACCAAGAGTTATTGTAGAAAAACCTCAGTACAAAACTGAAAAAATGACTTCCTTTGATAATGTTGAAGGATATACTGGAATTATAACTGGAATTACTGCAGTAGAAGGTTCTGGTGGAACAGGAACTAAAGCACTTAAGTTCTTCTTTACATCATTTAAATCTAATGCAAATAAATTACAAGTTGGATATCCAATTTTAATTAAAGATACTTCAATAGATTTGGGATCTGGAGTTACTTCAGTTGATGGTCACGATAATAGTATAGTTGCAATTGGATCAACTTTCTTGGATAATATCTATAAAGTACATTCAATGTCTCAACTTAGTGATTTTAGAGCAGAAATTACTTGTGATATTTTAAGTACGACTAATACTACTGGTGTTACCTCAACAGGTTATTATGATGCTACCAATATTGGTTTGACTAAATCTCTAGGTAAGATAAGTTGGGGTAGAATATATAATGGTGAAAGATCAACTTCTCCAATTTCTATTGGGGTTACTGGTTTAACAGTTGATGCAGGATTATCAACTTTCCCAACAATTCAAAGAAAGTATTATAGTGGTTTGAACGCTGAGTTTGGACTAAGAAATACTGGTGCTATTAGAATAGTTACAGGACTATAAAATTATGTCTATAAATAAAGAAAAAAAGTTTAATTTATAATCATGCCAGCAATTGTTACTGATCAGTTTAGAATTCTGAACGCAAATAATTTTGTAGAATCAGTAGAGTCTGATAAAAATTCATATTATGTTTTTATTGGATTACCAAATCCAACAGGAACTCCTTCACCAAGTGTTCAAGTTGGTTATGGAAGGTCTGAAGGTTGGAATACAACAGGCAATACACCTAAACCTATAGATAGTTTCTCAGATATCGCTCATACTGGCGATACTATGATGTATGGTAAGAGAATTGCATCTGCCAATATAAGAAGAATTATTAGAAGGATAGATTGGACTGCTGGTAATAGATATGAAATGTATCGGGATGATTATTCAACGAAATCTGGTAAACAAAGTCCAATTAATGATTCTAGTAGATTATATGGTGCAAATTATTATGTAATGAACTCAGAATTCAAAGTATATCTTTGTATTTCAAATGGTTCAACGGGTTCTAATCCAAAAGGTAATATTTCTCAAGATGAACCAACATTTACAGATTTAGAACCATCAAGAGCTGGTAATAGTGGCGATGGTTATGTTTGGAAGTATTTGTATACTGTTTCACCTGCAGATATTCTGAAATTTGATTCAACAGAATATATTACTGTTCCTAATAATTGGTCAGAAAGTACAGATGCTCAAATTAAAGCTATAAGAGAAAATGGTGATTCTACTATAAACAATAACCAAATTAAGCATGTATATATTGAAAGTGGTGGTGGTAAGTATGCAGAAGGATTAGGGCAAGAGGTTGATATATTAGGTGATGGTACTGGAGGAAAAGCTAGAGTTGATGTTGTAAATAAAGTTGTTACTAATGTTACTGTTAGTTCTGGTGGAAAAGGATATAGTTATGGATTAGTTGATTTGGGTGCATTACAAGATTCTGCACATCCTTCAAATCAAAGAGCAAACCTTATTCCTATTATTCCACCATCTTTAGGTCATGGTTATGATCTTTATAAGGAATTGGGAACTGATAGAGTTTTGATTTATGCTAGATTTGATGACTCTACAAAAGATTTTCCTTCTGATACAAAATTTGCACAAGTTGGAATAGTTAAAAATCCAACTCAAGTTGGAACATCCATTACATATACTGACCCAACTTTTTCATCTTTAAATGCATTTATTTTCGATACTGTTTCTGGAGATAAACCAATAGTTGGTGAGAGAATAACTCAAGTATTATCATCAGGTAGAATCGCTCAAGGTTATGTTGCATCTTATGATGAAGATACAAAGGTTATGAAATATTTTAGAGATCGTTCTTTAAATTATTCTACTAATAATGATCATACTGATTATACTGGTATTTCAACTGCTGGTGCAATTTATTCCTTTGAAGCATCATCAAATGCAATAAAAGGTGATAGTTCTAACTTCTCTGCAAGTATTAATACTGCTTTTAGTGGAATAACAACTAATCCAACAGGAACTAAGTTAATTGACTTAGGAACTACCTTCTCAAATGGGTTATCAAATAATGAGATAAATAAAGGATCGGGGGAAATAATCTATCTAGATAATAGACCTTTGATTGCTCGAAATGAGCGACAAAAAGAAGACGTTAAAATCATCCTGGAATTCTAAAGAAAAATGCCACAGAAGACCAATTTAAATATAAGCCCTTATTACGATGATTTTGATAAGGCAGATAATTTTTATAAAGTATTATTTAAACCTGGACACCCAGTTCAAGCTAGAGAACTAACTGGTCTTCAGTCAATATTACAAAATCAAATAGAATCGTTTGGAAGTCATATTTTTAAAGAAGGATCTATGGTTATTCCTGGTGGAATAACTTATGATAGTACTTATTTTGCAGTAAAGGTAAATCCAGATCATTTAGGAATTGATGTTACAGTATATCTTGATGCTTTAATTAATAATAATAACGGAAAAGGAACTAGAATTAAAGGACAAAATTCACAAATAGTAGGATCTATTAAGAATTATATTTTACCACCAAATGAAGGTGTTGATGATATTACAATTTTTGTTAAATATTTGGAATCTGGAAGTGATTCGGAAAGTTCTCATTTTCCAAATGAAGAGGTTTTAGTACTTGAAGAAAATATTACTTATGGTAATACTGCATTAAATTCTGGAGAAACTATTCTAACAGTAATGTCGGAAGATGCTACTTCTATTGGATCGGCATTTGGTGTTGATACTGGAGTTTATTTTATAAGAGGTACTTTTGTAGATGTTGAAAAGTCTTCTATAGTTTTAGAACCTTATTCAAATAAACCATCATATAGGGTAGGATTTGAAATATCGGAAACTGTAATTAATGCAAATGATGATCCTAGTTTAAATGACAACGCTAAAGGATTTACAAATTATGCAGCACCAGGTGCAGATAGATTTAAAATATCCGTTAAATTAGCGAAAAAATCACTTTTAGACTATGAAGATACTAACTTCGTAGAATTAATGCGAGTTAAGAATGGTGAAATTAAAAAATTACAAGCAGAATCTGTATATTCTCATATAGAAAAATGGATTGCTGGTAGAACATTTGATGAGTCTGGAAACTATGCAATACAACCATTTAGAGTTAATGTTCAAAATTCTTTAAATGATGAGATTAGTTCCAATGGTTTATTTGTTGAAGGGCAAAAAACTGATGATGGTGCTGATCCATCTGACGATTTAATGTGTGTTAAATTATCATCAGGAAGAGCATATGTTAGAGGATGGGATGTTGATGTTTATAATAAAGTAATAGACATAGAAAAACCAAGAGATACTAAAACTATTAAGTCTGCATCTGTTCCTTTTAGAATGGGCAGCTTATTGAAGGTTAATAATGCTGAAGGTACTCCTTGGATTAATGTTGGGGGATCTACTGCCAATACTATTGGTCTTTATAATCGTAGAAAAGGAACTGGTAATGTTGATCCATCAACTGCAGGTCCAACTGGTAGTTCAGCTCTGAAGATTGGTGAAGCTCGTGTTTACTCTTTTAGTGTAACTGATGCATCATATAGTGGGGATTCTACAGAATGGGATCTTCATTTATACGATGTTCAAACATATACATTATTACAAGTTTCTAATCCTGGAACAATTGCAACTACAATTCCACTTTCTAGTCGTGTTAGAGGACTTAATAGTGGTGCAATAGGATATGTTGCAAATCATACAGGAAATCCTAATGAAATTAATATATCACAAACAACTGGGACTTTTATTCAAGGTGAAAGTTTAATTGTTAATGAACAAACAACTGAATCAAATTTTTCTATAGTGAAAGTTTTGAAATATACTGTTGATGATATTAAATCAGTTTATCAAGATTCAAATACATTAAATTCCTCTTTGGTAAGTAAATTTAGTGCTGATTCAGTTTTATATGATAGAATATTACCTAATTTTTCTGCTTTTGATACTTTAACAGTTACTGGTGCTTCCAATGGAAATAGTGCATCTGCAACTTCACCTAATAGAAGGTTTATCGGAAAAGTAGGTATTAAAACTGATTCTATAGTTGGATATGGAACAGATGTTGGAGATAAAACTTATAATAGAATTGTTTCTATATCTTCAGATGGTGAAACCTTATCATTAGCACCTATTGAAACTATATCTGGTGTTAATAATGGTAGAATATGTGCAGGTGTCACTACATCTAATATATTCAGGATTAAATCTCCTAAAATTATTAATTACAATAATTCTGGATTATATACTAGACTTCCAAAGAGAAATGTTTCTGCTGTTGATCTTTCAAATTCAAATATTACTATCACTCGTCAAGTAACTGGAAAGACACCATCTAATAATACATTATCATTTAGTACTTCTGAAGCACTTGATGTTTCTTCTGGAATTACTAGTGCTTTCTTTGAACCATTTGATTCTGAAAAGTATTCAATTCATTATAATAATGGGACTACTGAAACTTTAACATCAGATCAAGTATCAATAACAAACAATGGTAATGATATTCAGTTTAGTGGTTTATCAGCAAACCTTGCTTGTACTGTAAACGTAACTTTAAAGAAAGTAGGTTTAATAAGTAGATCCAAAGATTATTCTAGAAGTGTTCAATTTGAAGTAACAAAAACTGTAGGTGTGTCTACCAACAGTGGTATGACTAATAGTAAGTATTATGGTTTGAGAGTTGAAGATCAAGAAATATCTTTAAATGTTCCTGATGTTGTAAAAATTCATGCAATATATGAATCTAAAGATACTAACAAACCAATTTTAGATAAACTAACATTTGTTTCTGGTCTTGCATTAGATACTAATACTATTATTGGTGAAAAAATAATTGGTAAAGATAGTAGAGCAATAGGTCAAATTGTTAATAGACCATCTGCATCAGAGATTGAATTTGTATATTTAAATGATAACGTTTTCACTAAAGGAGAAACTGTTAACTTTAAAGAATCTAATATTGAAACAAATTTACAAGGAATAACAAATGGTAATTATGTTGATAGAACAACTAATTACAAGTTAGATAAAGGACATAGAAAACAGTATGCAGATTATTCTAGGATAGTTAGAAAGAAAACTTCTGGAATACCATCAAATAGATTATTAATTATTTTTGATAAGTATCAAACTCAAGATGTTGCTAGTGGTGATTTATTTACTGCAAATTCCTATACTAAAGATAGATATACTCATGATGTTCCTTCTATATCATCTGATAGAGGAACTGATATACTTGATTTTAGACCAAGAGTTGATACATTTGATCCTTCTGTAAATAAATCACCATTTGATTTTGCTGCTAGATCTTTTGAATCAACAACTAAGTATGTTGTTGCACCAAATGAAAGTTCTATTCTTGGATATACTTATTATCTACCAAGAATTGATAAGTTAGTTATTAATAAATTTGAAGAAGTAAAACTAATTAAAGGTGTTTCAGCAGATAATCCTGCACCACCTACAGAAATTGGAGCTTCTATGGAAGTTGCTCAAATAACATTACCACCATATTTGTATGATCCTATAACTGGACCAAAAATAAAGTTATATGATAATAGAAGATTTACCATGAGAGATATTGGTAAACTTGAGCAAAGGATTAGCAATCTTGAAGTAATGACTTCACTTACTGCTTTAGAATCAGATACTAAGTCACTACAAGTTCTTGATGCTGATGGATTAAATCGATTTAAGAGTGGATTTGTAGTAAATGATTTTAAAGATAGAGAATTTATAGACTATAGAAATGGGTCGGTATGTGATGTTGACGTTGTTAATAAAGAATTAATTAGTGCAGTTGATTTTTGGTCATTAAAAGCAGATTTAGCGTTTGATCCTTCAATTGATGAAAATACAGCAGATAGAAGTGCAAATCTTAAATTACTTGATGATAATTGCCAAAAAACTGGTGATTTGATTACTTTGAAATATAGTGAAGTTGCTAGTGAACTTAAAAACCTTCAAGCAACTCAAGTTGAAAATATTAACCCATTTAATGTTATTGTTTTTGCTGGTAGTGTTCAATTAGATCCACCATCAGATAATTGGGTTAGAACAATCTATATTGATGATCATAGAACAGAATCTACTGGTAATACTTGGGCAGAACATCAAAATCTTGTTAGTGATGTTACTACAATTGATACTGATGTAGATGTAACTGTTGTTGAAGTTGAGCCAGATGGAAGTAGACAATGGATAGGAAATCATCGTGATTTTACAACCACTACAACTACTACCACAACAAATACAAAAGAAGTTAGTTTTTCAAATACTTTAGAGGGTAATAATAATGAATTTGATTATGTTGAGAGTGTTAAGGTTAGTGGAACTGCAGATCCATTTATGCGTTCTAGAAACGTTGCATTTAATGCAAATGGATTAAAACCATTAACAAAACATTATAGTTATTTGGATAGTGGAATACCTGATATCTTCCCTAAACTTACTGAAATTAATATGGTTTCTGGTACATTTTCATTATATGAAACTGCTACCGTTATTATGAATGGAAGGGAAATTGCTAAGGTAAGAGTACTAGCACCAAATCACAAGTATGGTGATGGAAGTGTAATTGCAGTTCCTATGGGAAGTGTAGTTTCTACTGTAGGAACTCCTTCTCCTTCAAATTCAAGTGTTGGGGGTTTATTAATTGGAGATCCAATTATTGAAGACAATGCTATTGGATTACCTGCACCAGAATATGTACCAGCACAAAATGTTGAAGAATTTACAGTAGATCCTTTTGATAGAACTAGACCTGCTCCATCAAGCACATATTCATCAACTTCAAAAATATTTAATATTGATGTTACTGCATTAGCTAATGATGAAAGATTCTATGGATACATTAGACAAGGTGCAACTATTGTTGGGGAATCTAGTGGTGCAACTGCAACTGTAACAAATGCAAATATCTATTCAGATAATTGGGGTGATATTTTAGGTACTTTCTTCTTTAGAGAAGCAAATCAATCACCACAACCTTCAGTTCTATTCAGAACAGGAACAAAGACATTTAAGGTAACTGCAGCACCTGTAGGTACAGTTACATTACCTGGAAGCACTGCATTAGCAAGTGATGCTACTGGTACTTATCATGCTACTGGAACAATTATAACTCAAGATACTAAAACTGTTGGTGTAAGAAATCCACCCAAACCACCTCAAAAACCAAATGAGATAACAGTTCAAATTGATGTAGATGTAGATTCTGATACTGTAAGAGTAGAAGCACCATACCGAGATCCTTTGGCACAGTCCTTTAGGGTTGATGAAACTGGTATGTTCCTAACATCTGTTGATGTTTATTTTGCAAGTAAAGATCCAAATGCTAAAGTATTTGTTGAGATTAGAGATGTTGAATTGGGAACCCCAACTAATTTCCTAGTTCAAGGTTATGCACAGGTTGCATTAAATCCAAATGATATTCAGGTTTCTAATGATGCATCTATAGCAACTAATATTAGATTCCCATCACCAGTTTATTTGGAAGGAGGTAAGGAATATGCTCTTGTATTCTTATCACCATCTTCTGATTTGTATGAGATGTGGGTTTCTACAATGGGTCAAAAGACTGTTAGAACACAGAATCTACCTGATGTTGAGAGTGTTGTACATACTAAACAGTATATTGGTGGTAGTTTGTTTAAATCCCAAAACGGAACTATTTGGACACCAAGTCAATATCAAGATTTAACATTCCAACTCTATAAAGCAGAATTTGTTAGTAGCGGTACAGCAACATTCTACAACAGTCCAATTGAAGCAGGTAATGAGAATACTCAAACATTAGTAGATAATCCAATTAGAACTTTACCTAGAAAATTAAAAGTTAAAGTTAGTGGACTACTTGCATCTGAATCTCCTGTTGGTAGAAAGATTAGTAGTGGTGCTACTGGTGATTTAGAAGATGGAAGTATTACTGGTATAGTAGAAAGAATTGCTGCTCCAATTAACACTTCCACACAACCCGAATTAATTTCTTCTGGTTCTGGATATAATTTCACAAACCAATCATCGGATACAGATCCAATTGCTAATACGATACCTCTTAAATCATTAACGAGTGATGGTTCTGGTTCAACTGCATCTATTACTATTGATGGTACTACTGGAGCAGTTAAACTTATTGAAAACGTAACTGCTGGTAGTAGGTATAGTGTAGGTGATGTTGTTACTATCGATAATAGTAGTGCTTTAGTTACAAGAGGTGCTGGTGCTAAATTTGCAATTAAAGAAATTAATTCAACATTAGATACAATATACTTAACTGATGTTCAAGGTGAGAAATTTATATCTAATGAAGCCCTTATCCATTATGGTTCAAATAATGATACTAGAACGGATACAACAGGTCCAGCAACTGTAGATGGTGATTCTGAAGTTCTTAGTGATTTAAATTCTGGTAATGTTATAGAGGTTATACAATATAACCACGCTCATCATGGTGCAAATAACGTTGTTAGGTTAAAGGGAATAGAACCAGATAGTGTAGCAACACAAACAACTGGCGTATTGGATATTGATGGTACACTTGTATCAGTTGCAAATACTGCCCCATTTACCAATTTTGCTGGTATTACAACTAATTTCGGTGAAGCTTTAATAGGTAATGAAATTGTTTCTTATGTTGTTGGTGTAGGACAACTCACTATTGATGGTAGAGGATTACAAAATAGTCCATCATCTAGTCATAGTGAAGGAACATCTATTCAACCATATCAAATAAATGGATTCCCATTAGTTGGTATTAATAGTACAATAAATGTTCCATCAAATGCAACTCTTAGAGATGCAGGAAATATTGATAATTATTATCTAGAAATTGATCGAGGAACTGGTCCTAGAGGAACAAATGTTGCTAATAATAAAACTTTATTATGTTTTACTACTGAAAAAGCAGTAGGTGGTAAGAGCGTTGGAATTTCTCAAAATCATCAGTTTAGTACATTATCTCCACAGATAAATGCTATTACACCTGGTAAAGGAACTAGAATTGATACTTCAGTTAGAACTGTAAGTGGAACTAGTGCTGGTGGAAATGAAGTATCCTTTATTGATCAAGGATTTGAACCAACTATATTAAATGAGACTACATTCTTCCCAACACCAAGATTGGTGGCATCTAAAACTAATGAAGCATTAAGGTTATCAACATTACCTAGAAATAAATCATTAGCATTAAAAATTGATATGACATCAGAAGATAAGAATTTATCTCCAGTAATAGATTCAAAATATGCATCCTTTGTTCTAGGTAGAAATAAAATTAACAATCCAATATCTGATTATGCTACAGATACAAAGACTAGATCATTAGATGAAGATCCTCATGGTTCATTATTTGTATCTAAGAGAGTTAATTTGAAACAACCAGCTTCTTCCTTAAAAGTTTTTGTTGCTGCTAATGCTCGACCAGAAGCAGACTTTAGAGTTTTCTATAGGTTATTTACTGCTGATTCTAGTGAAGTTACTCAAACATATCGACCATTCCCTGGATATAAAAATCTAATTGATACTGATGGTGATGGGTTTGGTGATGAAATTATAAATGTTGGATTGAACGATGGTAGAGCAGATGCTTTAGTTAAATCAAATGGAGTAAATGAATTCTCAGAATATCAGTTCACCGTAAATGATTTGGAACAGTTTGATGGATTTGTAATTAAAATAGTGATGACATCTACAAACGAATGTATTCCAGTTAGATTAAAAGACTTCAGAGCAATTGCATTAGCGTAATGAGAACTTTTCAACAATTTCTACAACTATGTGAAGGTGGTTTAGCAAGACAATTAAGTAATGCTAAAACTAAAGATACTGGTCACATCTCTGCAGATCGTGGATCTGATGAAGGTGAGAATCGTAAGAAGAGAAAAGGTCTTGAAAAGGATCTAAAGAAAAAGGGTATTGGTTACAAGAAAACAACTGGTAGGTATAAGTATGATGATGGATCTGATGGTAAAGAAGTTTCATACTCTACTACTAAACCAGAAGGTATGTCAAAACGTAAGTTTGGCAAAACTATGAGAAAACTTGGTCGCAAACACGATCAGGAATCTGTTATTACTAAGAAACCAGGTAAAAAAGCAACTCTGCATTATACTGATAAGAGTGGTAAGAAATCTGAAGGATTGGGAAAAGAGAAAGCTGGTAAGCATCCAGATGGTTATGGAGAAACTGGTGAAAAACGCCAGAGAGGTGATAAGTTAAAGGATAAAAAGAAAGATCGGAGTATGCATTACGCATGAAGACATTTAAACAATTTTTAGAAGATTACTCTGTTGGTGGTGGTTTAACACCTAAACAGATGTTAGGTCCTGGTACTCAGTGGTTTAGAACTCCTGCTGAAAAAATGAAAGAAAATCAAAGATTTATAAGAGTTGCTCCAGGATTTATACCAAATTGGTTACAAGCAAAAAGATCTAAAGAAGATAAGATTAATTCCCTATATAAGGATATTAATAATCCTAAAAAACCATCTGAAAAGGATTTAATTAACGGTTTACCTATTAAAAAAGCATGATACCAGTTGAAGGACATAAAAACCTGTTTCGTGATCCAGAAACAGGTGCGATTTTAAATTATGATACCAATTCATATTCTCAACATATTTCTAAAAGAAATAAAAAACTTGATGAGAAAGCAGAACTAGATGAGATGAAAAAAGATATTGATGAAATTAAATCTTTACTTAAAGAGTTAGCAAATCGTAAACATAAATAATAGATAGATTCTTGAATTGCTTACATAAATGGCAGATATTAAGGTCAGAGTAGGGCAAAAAAATGCCGTCAAGGTAATATCATCTCTTGCTGGAGCCCAAGGACTGTCCTTAGCTGAACTCAGCGATGTAAATGCTGCGAACCTACTGAATGGAATGGTGTTGGTATATAACGGAGCAACTCAAAAATGGGATGCCACACTATCGTTAACACCTGGAACGGACTCGAATTTAGACATCAACGGGGGAAATTTTTAAATGGCTAGCATTATCAGGATCAAAAGATCCTCTGGTACTAATAAACCTGCAAGCCTAAATTGGGGTGAAATGGGTTATGTAACTGGTATTGGCAGTTACGGTGGAGCAAATCAATACAAAGATAGGATATTTATTGGTGATGATGGAAGTAATGTTTTCTCAGTAGGTGGACATTATTATACCTCCATGATGGATCACCAACCAGGTGCTGTTAATGGTGTTACTAATACAAGAAATAGTGATGGTGGTATAGTTGCTGTTCTTGATGATAATAGAAAAGTTGATCAATGGAATGTAGATAATCTTAGAATGGATGGTAATACATTATCATCTACAAATACTGATGGAGATGTTATATTTGCTACTGATGGAACTGGTGAATTTGCTGTTACTGATGACACAGCATTCTCATTTGGTTCTGATAAAGACGTTAAATTTGAATATGATGAAGATGGTAATGATGAGTTAGTTGTATCCAGTCCTACTGGTAAGCAAGTTAAGTTTACTACTCCATTAAATGTAGATACTTCATCATATCTTGGTAAAGTTAAGATAGAAGATAATATAATTTCTACTGTAAGTGGTGCTGGTGATAAATTGTTTATTGATCCATTCCCCGATGGATTAAGTAATGAAGGTGATGTTATCATCAAAGGTAACTTACAAATTGATGGTACAACAACTTCAGTTAATTCAACTGCTGTAACAGTTAATGATCCAATATTTGTTATCGGTGATGTTACTAGTTCTAGAGTAGTTACTGCTCCAGTTACAACTGGTGTTAGTACAATTACAATTGATTCTGTTGTTGGAATCAATACTGGTGATATTGTAAGTGGAAATACTTCACTTCCAAATAGTGGATTAACAACAGTTACTGAAGTTAATACTACAAATAAAGTTATTACCATTCAGGGAACAACTTCTGCTGGTATCACAACAACTACAGAACTAACAATTACTCATGCTTACGATACTAATACTGATCGTGGTATAGCATTTAAGTATAATACTGGTATTGGAACTGCAAATAATAAAACTGGTTATTTTGGTTATGTAGATGCTGATTCAAATACAGGAAGTAATGCTCCTGCAAGATCTTGGACTTATGTACCAGATGCAAGTACAACAAGTAATACTGTATCAGGAACAAGAGGTTTCTTAGATATTAAAGGTATCTATTACCAAACTGCTGATTATAATGCTAATGGTGCAGTTTACTTTGATGAGAATGGTTTACAGACCTCAACTAATAATCCAGCTGCTCCTATACTAACATCTAAGCAGATCTTAACTGCTGTCACTAAGAATACTCTTGCATTACCAAGTAATGTAACTCTTTCTATTGGTGATGTTGTTAGACAAGATACTAGCGGTGCTTATGGTGTTGTTGAGAGTGCAGTATCTAACTCAAATTCAATTGATGTAGTTGGTGTTGAAGGAACATTTACTAATACTTACAATATTAGAAGAGAAGGACAAAATGGTTCGGTTGAAAACCTATCAGTAATTCCATCATCAGTTTCTGTGATATATACTAATAAGCCTCACTGGTCTTCAACACTTGATGGGGGTACTTTCTAACTTTAAAATATCATGCAACAACAAAATAATAATGGTGACGTTGATGTTAATGTTCTTGTGAGTTTATATAATGGTAAATTGGCACAATCATTAAATCAAAATGTACTTTTAGAAGCAAAGTTACAAACTTTAAAAAATGATTTTGAAGAAGAAACAAAACTCCTTCAACAGGAAATTGTTACTTTACAAGAAGAAAATCAGAAACTGAAACTTAAAGATGGCAAAACCAGCAAGTAGAACACAATTAGTCGATTACTGTTTACGGAAGCTGGGTGCTCCTGTACTGGAAATTAATATTGATGATGATCAGATAGATGATTTAGTAGATGATGCTATTCAACTATTCAATGAACGTCATTTTGATGGTGTTGAGAGAATGTACCTTAAGTACAAACTTACTCAAGAAGATATTGATAGAGGAACTGGAAAAGATACTGATGGAGTTGGTATTGTAACTACAACCGCAACTGCAACCGCAGTTCCTGGTATTGGTACAACAATAACAAATAATTGGTATGAGACTTCTAATTTTTTACAAGTTCCAGATTCTGTAGTTGGTGTAGAAAAAATATTTAAATTTGATACCAGTTCAATATCTGGTGGAATGTTTAGTATAAAGTATCAGTTGTTTTTAAATGATCTTTATTACTTTAATTCTGTAGAATTACTTCAGTATGCGATGGTTAAATCATATCTTGAAGATATAGACCATTTACTTACTACTGATAAACAAATAAGATTTAATAAGAGACAAGATAGATTATATTTGGATATTGATTGGGGTGCGGAATCTGTTGGTAATTGGTTAATTCTTGATTGTTACAGGGCATTAGATCCAACATCATTTACTCAAGTTTATAATGATCCTTTTCTTAAAATGTATCTCACTTCTCTCATAAAGAGACAATGGGGACAGAATTTAATCAAATTCCGTGGAGTTAAGTTACCAGGTGGTATAGAACTTAATGGTAGAGAAATCTACGACGATGCTGAAAAGGAGATAGAAGCTCTTAGACAAAGAATGTCTTCAGAATACGAATTACCACCGTATGATTTTATTGGGTGATAAGATATGGCACTCAATCCGTTTTTTCTACAAGGAACATCTTCAGAGCAAAGATTAGCTCAAGATTTAATAAATGAACATTTAAAAATCTATGGTGTTGAAGTAACATATATTCCAAGAAAATATGTAAATAAAAAATCAATTATTGAAGAAGTTCAATCTTCTAAATTTGATGATAATTTTGCTATAGAAGCATATGTTAATAATTATGATGGATATGGTGGTGCAGGTGATGTTTTAACAAAATTTGGAATGAGTCTTAAGGATGAGGTAATTCTTACGATATCTAAAGAAAGATTTGAAGATTTTATTTCACCATTTCTTGCAGCTGCTGATGATGGAACAGATACTAGTGAAATAATATTATCTACAAGACCAAGAGAGGGTGATTTAGTTTATTTTCCATTAGGGCAAAGATTATTTGAGGTTAAGTTTGTAGAACATGAAAATCCTTTTTATCAATTAGGTAAAAATTATGTTTATGAACTTAAATGTGAACTATTTGAATATGAGGATGAGGTTATTGATACTTCTATAGATGCAATCGATAAACAAGTTCAGGATGAAGGATATATTAGTACACTTAGATTAGTTGGTCTTGGTAGAACTGCTACAGCAACAGCAGCATTAGGTCAAGGATATGTTAGAGAGATATTCTTAAATAATGATGGATCTGGATATACTTCTACTCCTATAATTACATTTGAAAATTCTCCAGCAGATAATCCAGCAAGAGCAGTTGGAGTATTAACAACTAGAGCAAATGTTACTTCTATTGAGAAGATAATAATGACTAGTGCAGGTGCTGGTTATAATACGCCACCAAAAATTACTATTTCTGGAGGTGGTGGAACAGGTGCTGCTGCTACTTGCTCAATTGAAACTGTATATAATGGTGTTATTCGATTTAACGTTATTGATGGTGGTGTTGGATATGGAACAGAACCAACAGTAACAGTTGGTCAACCAGGTGCAGGAACTACAGCAGTTGGAATTGCATCTGTAGGATATGCTGGTGTTGATCAGGTTGTTAAGAGCATATATGTAAGTGATCCAGGTCGTGGATATGCTTCAGCACCAACAGTAACTATTTCAGATCCTCCATCTATGGCAGGTATTGGAACATTCCAGTTTAATGAAGTTATTGAAGGATCTAGATCATTTGCACAAGCAAGAGTTAAATCTTGGGATCAGGATACTAATATATTATTAATTAGTAATGTTGGAATTGGATCAACTGTAGCAGGATTCTTTGTTGGTGAAAACATTGTTGGAAAAACTTCTGGTGCTTCATATGCACTTGCTTCACATAATTATGAAGATGCTAATGATAAATATAATGATGCTAGTGCGTTTGAATTAAATGCGGACGATATACTAGATTTCTCTGAATCAAATCCCTTTGGTACTTACTGATGTTAGGAACGTATTTTTATCACGAAATAATAAGAAAAACCGTTATTGCTTTCGGAACCCTTTTTAATGATGTTCATATTCGTCATCAGGATGCAACGGGTAAAGATATTGGTGAAATGAAAGTTCCTATTTCATATGGACCAAAACAAAAGTTTTTAGCAAGAATACAACAGCAACCAGAACTTAATAAAGCAATTGCAATGACATTACCTAGAATGTCATTTGAAATGAATAATATTCAATATGATCCAACTAGAAAATCTGGTATTTCTCAAACTTTTAAAGCAGTTGATGATAAGAAGCTTAAAAAAGTTTTTATGCCTGTTCCTTATAATTTGGGATTTGAATTAAATATTCTTACTAAATTACAGGATGACTCTTTACAAATAGTCGAACAAATTTTACCATTTTTTCAACCAGGTTTTAATTTAACTATTGACTTGGTTAAACAAATAGGTGAAAGAAGAGATGTTCCAATGGTTCTTGATAGCATTAATTTTACTGATGATTATGAAGGTAATTTTGAAACAAGAAGAGCATTAATTTATACATTAAATTTTACTGCTAAAACTTATATGTTTGGTCCTATTGCTGATAGCACTGATGGACTTATCCGCAAGGTTCAATTGGATTACTATTCAGATACAAATACAAGAACAGCAAAACGTGTTCAAAGATATACTGTTGCTGCAGCACCTAAGAAAGATTACAATGAAGATACTGTAATTGATCAATATGATGCACCATTTATAGAACCAGGTGATGATTTTGGATTTACCGAAAACAGCACTTTCTTTGGCGATGCTAAAGATTACAGTCCAACTAGACAGGAAGACATTTAATCATGAAAAATAATTATGACGATTTGAATGATACTTTTAACACTGAAATAGAAGTTCAGCAAGTAAACGATACTAGTAGTATCAAAAAACATGAAAAAGAAGTAGTTAATGATGCTGAAAAGGATTATAAGTATGCAAGAGCACAGTTATATTCATTAATAGAAAAGGGTCAGGAAACTTTAAATGGAGTTATGGAACTTGCTGGTGAAAGTGCAAGTCCAAGAGCATATGAAGTTGCTGGACAAGTATTAAAATCAACTGCTGATATTACTGATAAGTTGGCAGATCTTCAAAAGAAGATGAAAGATTTGGATGAAGATAAACCAAATACACCGAATACCGTTACAAATAATGCTGTATTTGTTGGCAGTACAACTGAATTACAAAAGATGCTGAAGCAAGGTATTCTAAATAATAATAACTCAGAAGACTAACATTAGCTGAAAATGAAAAATATCACAGCAAAACAGCAACCTCTGTCTAATTGGAGAGATGAGATAGAAGTTAGTGAAGCAAAGGTTGATGATGTAAAGTATGGTAAGGGTAAAGGTTGGAATCAACCTGATAAAAAACGTGTTGATATATATCATTCACGTCATTCTTATTTGAAAGGTAATCCACCTAATGTAAGGTCAGATAGAAATGAGCGTCATAGTGCTGTAGATGTTGTTTTTCATGGACATGATAAAGTTGAACGTGATAGAAAGAAGAAGCATTTTAAAAGTCGTGGTGTAAAAACAACAAATACACCAGAATCGGATAAGAAGAAGAAAAATAAAAAAAATCTAGGGGAATCTTCAAATATTCCTATGTATGATGAAAAGGGTAAACAGATAGATCCTAATTCTAATGAATGGTATAAGTTTCCTGTTTATGATAAAGATGGTAAATTAATTAAAGAGCCAAAAAAGGTTCCTCCAACACCAGCAGCTAAAACTGTTAATGCAGAGGAGTTTATACCTCTTAATGTATATGCTACTGCTGTTAATTATTTCTATGAGCAAGGAATTAATGAAGATGGTTTAGATCTTATTATTGAAGAAATAGGTGTAGAAACTTTTACTGATTTTATTTTAGATCTTCCAGAACAATTAAATGAAGAAAGATCTGCAAAGAAAGCACCTAAAAGGGATTATGAGAAAGTAAAAGCATCTGTATATAAGAAGGATGCTGCTCGTAAAGAAAAGGGTACTGGTGAGTATTCTAAAACTAAAGCTGCTAAAGATAAGTATGGTGATGAAGAAGCACCAGAAGGTGCACCTGAGAAAAAAGTTGTAACTAAGAAAAAAGTTAAAAAGAGTGTAGAAAAAGCGAAGACCAAACAATCATCTGAACCACCATCTAAAAAAGGTTTAGGTGATAGGATAAAGAGTGCTTATAAAGAAGGTGTAAAACGTCACCGTAAAGCAACTCAAGGTGCTAGAGTATTTGGTAAAGGATTTGCATCTGGTGCTAAGAAAGCAGTTAAGTTTGCTAAAGATGTTCATAAGGTTGTTAGTGAAGAAGAAGAGTTTGCTGAAGGTGCTTTAGCAGATCGTTTAAAAAAGAATATTAAAAGTAAAAAAAAAGAGTGGGATAAAAAAGGTAATAAAGCTAGGGATGATGCATATGATGCATTAGAAAGAGCTAAAGAAGCTCAAGAAGTGGATGAAGAAATTCAAGGTGGTGTAAGTGTAGAAACTTATACTAAAGATACTAAATTTATGGAAATTGAAACACTTGATGTAATTACAGCAGAACCACTTAGATCTGATTGGAGAAGTGATTTAAAAGAAGTTGCTATTGATAAAAGAATAACAACAACTAAAGGTGAATTTGGTAAACCTGGTTTTCAAATGGATGTTAGAAAAATGTCCGATAAGGAAATAAATGATAAATTACCAACCATAGGTGGTGTTAAATTACAAATGGATCAAGATGGAAATCTTCCAAACTTAGGTCAATTTGTAAAAGATACAGCAATAACTCAAGCAAATAAGTTTGCAGATTCTGGAATAATTGATAATAATAAGGCAGCAGGAGCTGTAATGGGTTTAAAAGCTGGAATGGATAAACCAATGACTGGTGATGAGTTCAAACAATTAGCAAAAGATGGTACAAAGGATCTTGCCTTTAATATAAACAAAGAAATACCTGGTACAACAGCAAATCGTCTTCAAGGAATTGCTGATAATATTAATAAATCTACTTCTAACCTAAAAGGAAAACTTAATACAAGTAGTGGTGCAATAACCAACTCTTATTCTTGGAGGGATGAATTGTATCTTGGTGAAAGATTAGGAGGTAAAGGATACTCTAGGAAGGCTGCTGCAAGTTCTGTATATCCTGGTAAGAAAGGCACTGGTGATTGGGAAAACTCTGATCGGGGTTCTGGTAACAGGGCAAGGAGAAGAGCAGGTGAAGAAGTAGAGAAAAAATCTCCTACTTATCTTGCTCATGTGAAAAATAAGGATAAAAAATAATGAAAATATTATCTGCTGAAACAAATCTAGGATCTTTAACTACTGTCAGCACTGCTTCTGTTGTACGACTTTTTAATAGCGGTACTGATAATATACTTGTAACTAGAAAAGATTATGCTGGTACAGTTGTAGGATCTTTTATGGTTCCTGCAGGTCAGGTAGTATATTGTGAAAAATATTATACAGATCTTTTAGAAGGTGGTGCTGATGTTAAGGCAACGAAAGTTGCTTATTCTTCTATGATGAGTTTTGTTAGTTCTGGTTCTTCTGGTCCATCATATACTTATTCAGTATCTGCTAGTTCTGTAGATGAAGGTGGTAATTGGACAACTACAGTTACAACTACTAATGTAGATGATAATACTACTCTTTATTGGGAATTATCTGGAACTGGTATAACATCTGCTGATTTTTCATCTGGAGCATTAACAGGATCAGGAACGATATCAAATAATACTTTTAATTTTTCTCATACGGTTGCTAATGATACTTTAACTGAAGGTACAGAAACTGTCACTATTAAATTATATACAGATTCTGGAAGAAATACACAAGTTGGTAATACTGTAACTGTTACTCTTAATGATACTTCTACAACACCTCCTTCTGGACAAATTTATTGGGAAGATGCAGGTACTTATACTTGGACTCCTCCAGTTGGAGTAACTGAGATTTCTATCGTTTGTGTTGGTGCTGGTGGAGGAACAAGAAATCCACCTGCTGGAGGTGCTGGAGGTGCTGATTTACGCTGGAGAAATGGCATTTCAGTATCTTACGGAACAAATTATGTGGTTACTGTTGGACTACCAGGAGGAGAAGCTGGTTGGACTAGTGGAGATGGAGGAGCTGGTGGAAGCAGTATGTTTGGTACAACTGGATTACCAAATGCATATCTTGTAGCATCAGGTGGTTACGGTTATAAAACTAGTGGATATGATGCTCGTCCTGATGATAGTCATGGTATAGGTGGAGCTATTGGTGGTGGTAATGGTGGTAATGGTGGTGGTACTAATGGTTGGCGTGGTGGCGGTGGTGCTGGTGGATATTCTGGAAATGGTGGTAGTGGATTTACTGGATCATGGACTATTGGTTCAGGTGGTGGTGGAGCTGGTGGATCTGGTTCAAACGGTGGTGGTGGTGTAGGAATATTCGGTGAAGGTGATAGTGGAACTGAAAATGGAGAAGGTGGATCTGGTGGAGGAAATTCTATTGGAAACAGAGGTGGAAAATATGGTGGTGGTGCTTCTGAAGGAAGAGATGGTGGTAAAGGTGCTGTAAGAATTATATGGGGTTCAAATAGATCATTCCCTTCCACAAACACGGGCAATGTGTAATCCTAAATAACTTTATAGTGTAAGTAAGAGTAATGTCAAGAACTTTGATTAAAGGTGCTGAAGCAGCATCTCCGACATCAACAGGAGCAGCAAGTACATTTGGTAATGCTACTGTTGTGCGTTTAGTTAATACTGACACAAGTGCTCATCTAGTAACACTTGTAGAAGAAGCAAGCGGAACGGTTGTTGGTTCGTTTACAATGCCAGCAGGTTCGGTTGAGTTTTTAGAGAAAGTAAGCACATACGCAATATTTGCTGCTAATGCTGGAGTAAAAGGAGCAGCAGCAGGATTTACTGATTAGTAAGTAATCTATTATTATGAGTCAGCACGAAATATACTTAGGTAATCCCAACCTAAAGAAGGCGAATACGCCTATAGAATTTAGTGAGGAAAATATTGTTGAATTCCTCAAATGTAAAGACGATCCAATATATTTTACTAGAAATTATATAAAAATTGTTTCTCTTGATGAGGGATTAGTACCTTTTAATATGTACGACTTCCAAGAGAAGTTAATTGATAGATTTCATAAGAATAGATTTAATATCTGTAAGATGCCTCGGCAAACAGGTAAATCTACTACTTGTATATCTTATCTTTTACACTATGCAGTTTTTAACGATAATGTCAACATTGCTGTTCTGGCAAACAAAGCATCCACGGCTAGAGATCTACTTGGCAGATTACAACTTGCATATGAAAATTTACCTAGATGGATGCAACAAGGTATAATATCTTGGAATAAAGGATCACTTGAATTAGAAAATGGATCAAAAATTTCTGCTAACTCTACGTCTTCATCTGCTGTCCGAGGCGGTTCCTATAATGTCATCTTTCTTGACGAGTTCGCTTTCATCCCGAATCACATTGCTGACGACTTCTTTGCCTCTGTTTATCCTACTATTACGTCTGGACAAAGTACTAAAGTAATTAT